GGTAAACCCAAACCTACGCAAGCCGAAGCAATGGCAGCTAAAGTAAAGAAAGACGAGGCAGAAGCAAAAGATACTCTAAACGATCAGTTAGAAAGAGAGCAAGTAGAACAAGAAAGACAAGAAAGACTAGCAACTGGTATCTCATTACCTTCAGAGATAGAAGGACTAAGCACAGACGTAGTGGATTTAGATACAGAGTCTGCGCTATCTAAACTAGACAGGACAGAGTTTCTCACGAAAGCAGAAGAGCGTTCATTAAACTTTAAGACTGCTAACAGAGCTAATGACGAAAACGCTCTCCGTGCGATGGAAAAGCTAGAGTTTAGAAGGAACTCTATGCGGGCGAAGTACAGAGAAGACAAAAATTTATTAGCGAGTTTATATGGAGAAGGGCTTACTTACGAAGACCTAACTCAGGACAGAGACGTTTCTCTAGGTCTTCCAGACTTGTTTAACAAAAAAGATGCTCTCTTCACTCAATTTGTTACGGATCGAAATCGACCTTTAGATCCTACAGTCATGACTATGTTAGAGGACAACAATTTAGCTGATGCACTAAGACGGTATGCTGCAGACGCAAACCCCGCCTCTAGGATGTTTGCAAAAACTTTTGCTAAGTATGCAGGGAACACTCAAGTACGTTTTGAGAATAAAGGCGAACAGATAGCAGGATTGTTTAATCCTAAAACAAATACAATAACCTTTAATACCAACGTACCAACGACAGAACACACATTCCTACATGAAGCGGGTCACGCTGTTATGTCTTCGTATATAGCAAACAATCCACAATCCGCGCCTGTGCAGACACTTCGTAAGATATACAACGATGTCAAAGAAGCTTTTCCTAGTGCCTATAACTTTGATGAGTTTGTTGCTGAGTTACCTTCGAACCAACAGATGCGGTCTACTCTGTCTGAACTATTAGACCCTAACAGATACGGCACAGCCTATCAAAGACTTCTAGAAGCAGTACGCCGTATATTTCAAAGGATCGGATTTGAGCTTGGTGGTAAACCTCCAGTACAGAAGTCTTTGTTAGAAGTAATAGACCCGCTTGTATATAAACTCATGGAACCTGCACCGACTTCTAGAGATGCTGCTCCATTGTTTCAGATTGCTCACAACCCCAATGCAGTAGATCGACTGTTCCAAGACGCAACGACAAACAGTCCTGTGTTTGATGAAACAGCGTATAATAAATTTGATGAGTTAACAAAACAGACACCTAAAGACTGGAGTCAAGACAAACTAGGAACGTTTAAAGGATGGGTGTTAAAAGCTACTCCTCTACATTACGTCACAAGAATGGCTGAGAAATTCTCACCTAGCGCAGCAAGTATAAATAATCTAGTAAACCAGTCAGGCGGAGAACTACAGTCGGGTTATGATAAAGTAAATCAAGTAAATGATGGGATTGTTAAGTGGGCTAACAAGTCTAGTAAAAAGAATATAGCTGCATGGAACCGTATAAATAACGTAGGTACTTCTTATCAAGTAAATCCTGCGCTTTCAGAGACAGAAGCTAGGGATAAGTACGCTCCTGATGTGTATAAAGTATATGAGATAGCACGAAAAGATTATAAGAGACTACAACGCGTAGATAGGGGTGAGCCTATACGCCTTTATCATCAGTCTCAGAATATGTTTAAGGGTTTAGTAGAAGATGTCATTAATGCTGTAGACACACGCTTAGAGGCATCTGGCGTACCAGAACAATCTAGGGCTGCTATACGAGATACTTTCTACACTAACTTAATAAAAAAAGGTAAGTTAGAGCCTTATACCCCATTGCAGCGTGAACCCGGCGATTATTGGTTAGCTCTTAATGCTATCGACCCACTAACAGGGCGCATAGAAAGGTACACAGACTCGTTTCAAGGGGAACAGGCCAGAGATCGAGCTAGAGAAGTCATAGTAGCAGACGCTAGACAAAACATACTAAACGCTCCAGAGGGTTCTAGCGCAAGGATTGCTCTCGAATCCCGTACTCAAGGTATGTCTCAGATGTCTGAAACAGATGCACTAAACGATATACTTGCTGTAGAATCTACACAAGAACTAGACGCTACAAGTTTTATGAGACGTGCGCCAAACGCATCTTTTGTCAACGAATTAATGTCTAAGCTAGAAAGCAGTGGTGAGCTATCTGCTGATACAAAGAACGAGATAGCTGATGTCATACTTAAAACATTACCTGAAACATCATACTTACAATCGTTTAGGATGCGTAAGGGTGGTGACCTTATCAAAGCGCGTATGGGGTATAATGAAGATTCTATAAAGGCTATCTCGGATCGCTCACGGTCTTTAATACGACAGACTGTCAACATAAAATATAAGGCAAAGATGCAGCAAGCACTTGGCAAAGTCGAAAAAGAAATGAACGAGAGCGGTGGTAATCGTATAGACAAAAACGAACTTCTTAACTCTCTACGTGAGACAGTAAAAGATGGACCAATACCAGAACGTAGTAGGGCGTCTAGAGCTTTAACAGGTTTTGGATTTAATATGACACTCGGTATGAACATATCAGGTGGGCTTGTTAATTTGACACAAATACCACTAGTTACTCTTCCATACCTTGGCGCTAAATATGGGTATCCAACCACTATGAGAGGTATAAAAGGTGCTATGTCTCTTATGAAAAATAGTGGCGGCACTCGTACAATTATGGGTTACGGCACAGATGCCAACAATCAACCTATTGAGACTGAAGTAGGCTCGGGGTACTCGATAAGTAACGTGGACCCTAGAAACTTAACAAACACACAGAGACGTATCCTTAACAAACAAGATGTAACCCCAGAAGAGCTGCAAGTGTTCATAGATACTGGCGTAGATCTAGGACAGTTTAAAAGATCTCTTGATCATGAGATATTAGACGTAGATAGGATGGGGGGCTTCTGGTCTAAGTTTAACAAATTTACTGGGTTCATCCAACACCACACAGAACGTGTAAATAGAGAAGCGGCTTTGTTCGCTGCATTCCGTGGAGGTTTACGTAAATTATCTCCAGAGCAGAGAGCCAACCCCGACTTAGTACTTAAAGCCGCGCAGGATGCAGTCTATGATACAGAAACTACAAACGGTGGTATAGCCGCAGCCGCTGCTCCCGAACTTGGTAGAAAAAACATAGGCGCAGTTATCTTCATGTATAAACGATACGGTGTGTCGATGATCGGTATGCTTACTGAGATGGTCATGAAGATAACAAAAGGCTCCCCCGCGGATAGACGTCTGGCGTTGTTTCAATTAGCAGGTATTTATGGATCGTCTGGTCTCTTGGCAGGGGTATACGGTATGCCCGGATTTGGATTAGCAACAACAGTCATAGACACGGTTATGGCTGCTATGGGAATGGACCCCGGCGGAGAAGACGATGACGCAAAGACAATGGCACGTGCCTACCTACATGATGGAGTATACAGAGGAGGGGTAAACTATTTTACAGGTGTTAATATATCTTCTCGTGTTGGACTTAGTGAGCTAATATATAGAGACTCCATGATGGACAGAGATTGGCCTCTGTTGTTTAGAGCAATAGAGCAGTTGGGTGGTCCTGTTGTAGGTATAACCTTAAACACAGGACGTGGAGCTACTCAAATATTAGAAGGTGCTGCTGACGGAGATATGAATAAGCTAAGACGTGGTATAGAGACTATATCTCCCGCAGCTATAAAGAATATGCAGAAGGCGGCTAGGTTTGCACAAGATGGCGGTGCATATACTATGGACGGTAAGCCTATTGTAGCTGACATTGCAGATGGACATCTAGTCGCTCAGTTTTTTGGGTTTAGCCCTTCAGCATATTCCGCGCAAATGGCGACAAATTCACAAACTATGAGGCTACAGAAAGCTATACTTAGAAAGAGAAGAAGTATCTATAACATGTACGCCAGAGCGTATTTTGATGGAGATGTTAGTGGTTTGCAAAGAGCAGGGGAAAGAATAGCAGAATATAACCAACGCTATCCGGGGTATCCAATTCTACAAGACAACCTAGAGAAGTCTATACGTGGTAGGATACGTCAACGTACCGGGGCGTACAATGGCCTCACTTTAAACCCAAGGTTAAAGAATATATTGGTAGAACAAGCTGAGAGATACGGAGATCCAACTATCTTTAATTAGAAAAAAAACCCCTACATAAAGTAGGGGCTAGTGTTGGGAGAACAATCTATAGCGCGAATATGTTTATAAACCCCTACATATTGTATACTTCCCTGTATCATGTAGTTCTCCAAATACGCAAGCCTAATTTACCGTCTTCTTCTAAAACTCGCGTTTCTATTTCCCAGTATTTCATTTTTGCAACATTCTTGGCCTGTTCTTTTGCTTTTTCTGTATTCACGCAGGGTACAAATACAGAGTAACCTACCGCCATTTTTTCCCAGTTGACGCTTATACCAACGCCATCTGGGTTCAAATCATCTATTTTAAGTACTTTCTGATTCATTTGCGCTATCAATACTAAAGTCTAATTCAAGTGCTTTACACGGTGGGATGTCAAACTTTGTACCCTTACCAAATCGCACGACTACGTTCGACTTTGCGTTCATGTCTGCCTTTAAATTTTTAACAAGCTCTGCGTAGTTTAGCTGCTGTTTAGCGCACCACTCTCGTAACGGTGTCGGACGAATGTATAACTTTCTTCTATCTGTCTCGTACCGTGCAACCAGAGATCGTGGGTTAAATTCAGGTATAACTATCTCTTCTACACCGTCACTTCTTTTATCCTGACTACTTCTTATGTGTAGAATGTTACTCCAATGCTCTGCAATAAAGTCATTCATAGTCTCAGTCACAGACGAGCCTATATCATTTACAGTATTACGCTGCTTTCGTAACAAGTCTACGATCCAGTCAAACTGTTTGTCCATAGGGTAATCTACAATACCTAACTTAGATGCTATAAGAAGTCCTACCATAGATGCCGAACACCCCGCGCTCCAGAACCTGTTCTCGGAAGTAAGCCCCGCTGCTTCGTCTATTCTCTGTCTAGCTTGTTGCATCAGACCACGAACGGTAGCTTTGTTGGCTATCACCCACTGCACGTATTCTTCAGCAAACCATCCATAGTTCTTCTTTACATCTTCAAACAAAGCGTCTGTAACAATCTTTAGCTTTGGATCAGGCTTGATCATACTAGGCACGTCTATCTCTAGTAACCGTTGCATTTCTGCTTTGGGTTCGGCCTTGCCCTGTCTAAGTAATTCCCATGCACTTGTGTTAGCTGACGAAACACTAAGCAACTCCCACGGTCTACCTCTTGTCCTTTCTTGGTTTCCACTAACAGCCAGTCTGTTCTTTTGTCTACCACCAGATAGTTGATACACAAACTTAGAGAACTCTAGTCCTGTTATGTTTGTCATCTCATCCATAGACAGCAGTATGTTATGTAAGACTTCTCCACGGTTCATCATAGCGTTGTAGGTATCGTCTCTCTGGTTCATCAAAAGTTCGGGGTGACCCCATACAGATAACGCCATCATCTGAGCCGTAGTCTTACCTACCCCTGTGCCACCAAACAAATGAACCAACATACTATTTATGCCTGTCATAGGCATCAAAGCAGTGCCAAAGCCCATACCAATAATAAACCTGTGCAACTCAAACCCGTCTTGATTGTAGAAGTTAAACAGTTCTTTCTGTCTATCGGCAGTACCTGCAGGAACAAATGCACTCACTAACCCTGAAGTTTTTGCAGATGGTGGGCTAAACTTTATATCTGTTTCTACCACCAGTCGGTCGCCCAGTACGAACTCCTCTAGTGTATCATCAGTCCATCCAAATTGTTGGTGCGCTTTATCAGCCGCCCCTTGTGCCTGTAATTCATCAACCCATCTCATAGAATACTCCATTAATAATTTTAATCCTGCACCCATAGATGTAACTCCCTGTGCAGACATGTGCTTGCGAAACTCTTCAGTGGACGACACAGAAGCTAGCGGTATGCTAAACTCTCTTACGCCATCTTTAGGTAGCTTCAGTTTATACACAGCTATCTCTCCCTGATCAGGGTCGTGTAGCCGTTTCGTTATAAAGAGATCGTTTTTATATATCTCTAAATCTTCTGGATTACCTTCGGCATCTTGTACTCTTTTATATACACCACCGTTCTTACCCCTAAAGTATGGAGCAGGGTACGTAGGCATATCTGGCTCTGGCTCTGCCTCTACTATATACTCTCCAAGATCTATCGGTGATCGTATCTTACCCCAGTGTGGGCAGCTACCGCACACATATGGGCGTCTATCATCAAAGGTAATACAGGTGTGTCTGTGACTAATACCTTCAAGCTTCTTCTGTAGCATCTCTTCGTTAAAGTCAGGATGCTCATCAGATATGGCCTTTGTCGCATACGCTGCATCCGTACAGTGTTTGGCTATAGACAGCCCCGATACCCATAAAGGTTCATCGACAAGTGATTGATACGATGCAATGTAACCTAGCTGACTACACCCCACGTTATCCATTGTCTTATGCATGATGGTCTCAAACAAGTATTCTTTATTACTCTTATGCGGAGTAAATGCTTCTGCCGAACCAAACGTATACGCTTCGTCTGTCTTATCCTCTTCATCTGGCGCAAGCGCACTGCTGAACCCTTCAAGAGAGGTTAACTCAGTACCATCTCCATATACGACTACTTCTTTAGGTGTATCGCTCTTATGGTTATGTGTTGCGGGTATACGTAAAATACTAGCGGCATCGGACGTGCGTACAGGATCGGCCCTAAGTCCCAAACTCCTACAGACACGTTTGAGCTTGTTAGCTACTGGCTCCCACTTATCACGGGACACAGGATTATCTAAGGGCCAATATACATGTACCCCATTTCCCGAGTTGACTAGTATAGGTTCAGGTAGACAAGCCTCCGCAAGAAACTCTTGTAGTGCGTCCACTGCCGCCTCTTGTGATGGGTAATCTTTCTTCTCACCACAATCTAAATCTAGGAAAAAAGAACGCATCTCTTGTACGTTGCTTTGTTCTCTACCAAGCACCATCTCCGGTGATTTTTGCTCACCCGCTTCTTTATAGGTAGCTAGTGCATAGTATATATCATAACCGTCTGTGTCATATTCATACGCAGCGGTCTCTAATTCTTCTACAGTTTTGTAGAACTGCTGTACTCTTTTGTTTCCTTTGAATCCCCAAGCACAGTATAGTCCATTGTCTCCCAAAACTGACTTTAAAAAGTCTATTGTTTTCATTATGCTACTTTCAGGTAAAAACGGTGGACTCCCACCCGAAGCCCACCGTGGTTGTGGTTAGTCTATTTTTTCTTGGTTCCCCATTTGTTGACTAATCCACTAAGGTCTTCTTCAGTTGCAGGAGCCGTAGCTTGCTCCTTAGACTTCATTTTAACGACCTTCTCTGGTTCCTTGACATCTTCCATACCGTCTTCGATTTCTGGAAGTGCGCCAAAGGATGGTGTGGTTTCTTTACCTGCAACGAAACCCCCCTCAACTTTCTTAAACGGATTGTACGATTGACGCTCCGCAAGTTTAGTAACTTGAACCTGACGTAGTCTTAGAGACACACCGTAGTTCTCTTTAGTCATGGCATAGGGTACGAACTCAACCATGATATTGACTGTGCTACCACTAGTAAGTTGAAAATCTTTTGGTAACAAATTAGCGTCAGCGTCAAACTGATCTGGCACAGGTACAACTCTGTTACTGTACTGACCTTTGATATTAGCAGACCCTTCCCAAGTGCCTTCATCAGTCTCCTTAAATATATCAGTAGGAGCCTTTAGTTCTTCAGGCCAGTTTGATCTACGACTGCCCGCATAGATCTTCTCCATACGTGTGTACAAGTCTTCAGCTACAGACTGCTCCATAATAAAGTTTACTTTGTACTGTGCGCCCGCATCGGTGGCTTTGCACTCGACCCAACCACCTTTCTCACCCGCTTTCTCATCGTATCGATATGTCTTATCGATCTTCGGGTACATTGCAGTTACGTCTGCGATTATAAAAGTTTCATTCGCCATTCTGTTCTCCTTGGGTTAAATGCGCCTCTATGGACGCTAGATCATAGCGGATAGTTTCCCTTCCCGCCCTTATGTATGTACTCCGTGGGATACGTTCTTCTTTAACCCACAACCGTACAGTCGATGGTGAGACACCAAAGTACTCTGCTATTGTTGACGAATCAACATATTTCTTTTTAGAATAATCAAACTCTAATTTATCTGTCATTTGCTTGGCTTCCTTACTGTTACTGACACATCTACAGATTTGTTTAACCCCTTTGGTAGTTTATCAGGGTTATCTTCAATAAACTCTCGTAGGTTTGTTTGATTTATTCTACGGTCAAGCAATTCAGGAACTCTATTCTCCAAGACAAATGCGTGGAAATGATCCCAATCATATGTCCAATATTTTTCCTTGCTTGTTTTGTAGACCAAACCTTGAGCAGTCTTAACGCTCTCAACACCCTGCTCATCACAATAGTTTAGTAGTGCCGCTTTGAGTTGAGTTTGCGCTTCTACAAGTTCCGCATCTTCTTTCTTAAACTTAGTAGAAAGCTCTGAACGTTTGGCTCTAATGTTTAAGTATGCGCTTGTAAGGTTCTCTATTGATACAGACACGATTATTCTCCGTTATACGATTTTTATTGTTCTATACGTCATATAGTGAGCTACAGCTTATTAGTCAAGTAGCTCTTGATAAAGATTTATTATTTGTGAATGCACGTTTATTTTCTTATCAAGTAACGTATACATTCTACGTTCTGCCACAGAGCCTTCTAATTGAATAACTGTACATCTGTTTTTCTGCCCTGCCCGATGTACCCTAGCGTTTGCCTGTGCATACGTCTCTAGGGAAGGAGTTGGTGACCACCATACGACAGTGTTTGCCGCCGTAAGAGTTACCCCATGTGCGGCACTTTGCGGTTGTATAACCAATACCCGGGGGTTCTCATCTCCCTGAAATCTCTTGAACGTGTCTGCACGTTTTGGTGCACTGACCGATCCTTGTATGACCTCTGTGTTTATACCATCTTTCCGCAGACGGTCAGTTAGTATCTGAATAGTATGTTTAAAAGGTACAAAGATAAGAACCTTGTGTTCAGTCTCGTCTATGACCTCTCTTAGAACCTTATACCTGTTGTCTATGTCGAACGCTATAACGCCTCCGTCATCGGTGTATGCCGCACCAGAACTTATCTGTAAGAGTTTGTTAAGTGCTACCGCCGCGTTTACTGCCGTTATACTATCATCCGTTAACTCTAACACCATTTCCCGTTTTAGTTTATCGTAGTATTTCTTTTGTTGTGAGGTCAGCGCCACCCTACGTTTTACATACAACATGTCAGGTAAATCCATACACTGCTCTTTTGTAAATCTAATCGCGGGTTGCAAGGCGGCATGAACTACATTTATGGCAGATGGTTTTGGAACCCAAGTAAACCTTGATAGTTGTTGCATTACTTGGTCTCTAAACCCACTAAAGAACCTCGGTACACTTAAAGGATTTACGAGTTTAGCTAGACCATATGCATCCAACGGACTTTGTGCTGCGGGCGTACCCGTCATCATCCACAGACCACACCCTGTCTTTTCAACGATACGATTTAATACCTTCCATCGTTGCGACTGCGGGTTTTTGTAGTGTGTAGCCTCGTCTACAATTATCAAGTCAAACCCTGATTTCTTTATAGCGTCCTCTACGATTTTAACACCGTCATAGTTTATCATTACGAAACGCGCACTGCTGGACAGTACTCTTTCTCTTTTAGACTTCTCTCCGTACGCTATATCTGATGACCTGTGCGGCGCAAACGTCTGTATGTCTTGTTGCCATGCACTATCCATGATTGACAGAGGGCATATCACTAGCACCCTATGTAGTATGTTCTGATCCATCAAAAAATCTGCTGCCCAAATAGCACTGGCAGTTTTTCCTGTGCCTTGCTCGTTAAAGCAGAAACCCTTTTTGTTTTCAGTTAAAAAAGTTGCCGTTTTCTTTTGATGTTGAAACGGTTTATACTCTCCCGTCCAGTCATATAACTCATCCATGAGCGTGGTAACTGGCCTCGCGTTTGTTCTTCCCAATTTGTTCTCCTTGTTATTATCAATAATAACTTACTTCTTTTTTGGCTTACTCATACGCCCACCTGCGGCTCTATTTTTCTTTGGGCTTTGTAGAGTGTAACCGTCTTTATTTGAGCCGCCTCTGCTTAATGCTTTTTTGTGTGCAATATCTTTGCCTTTACGATTTACTCTTTTCTTATCCAGACTTCTCCTTGCACGTTGGCGTTCCATCCGGTCCTCATGTTCGCCTCTGGCTCTCTGTTGTTTGTACTCTTTCTTATATGGTCGTGGTTTATTTTTGTAAGGCATGATTAGTTCCTTCCGTTGTGGACACATTCTAGTACGGGGCAGTGATGGTAACACAGCCCTGAAGGTCTCGGGTTCCATACATCTGTCTCATATGCTTTTTCCATTCTAGCATACTTCTTTAACCATTTCCCCCACAAACTAAAACTGTTCTCTATTTTGTATTCGGCTTCTATTATTTCGTTAGCAACGACAAACAACAGTGCCGCATTAATATGTTTTATCTCTGGAAATTTTTTAAAAATACTTAGAGCCATAAGCTCAAGCTGACCCTTATCAGCATATCTTGTAGACTTGCCTGTCTTATAATCTACGATCCACGCTCGCTCTGCCAGTGTGTCTATAATCGCAAGGTCTACGATACCACGGAACCAGACATCTTTGTCTCTGAACCCACAAGGTTTCAACTCCTTGGTAAGTCCTAACTTTTGCTCAGTTAACTTATTACCTCTAATCCCCAACAGCTCGTCCAATGTTCCTTTAACGTACATAAACTTCTCTGGGAGTGGCTTGTCTTCTCCAATGTAATCTTCTGCCGCTTTGTGCATTGCAGTTCCATACAACATTGCATCTGTTTCAACGACAGGATGTTCCTTCAATACAGTCACATGATAAAACTGTTTGGGGCAAGTCTCGAAAGACTTTAATCTACTAAACGACCAAGATGCCATTATTCGCAATCTCCATAACTCTTACCTATACCGCTTTCGCAATCGATAGGTAGACCTGCGGCCCAATCAGGTGTCGTACGCATACAGCTCTCTATATATTCCCGTGCTTCTGCTGCGAGCTGGTTAGGTACGCAACATACGATACTATCATGGACGGTTAATACTACTCTATATTTTTTAGCTATTTGTAACATTTGATGCCCTATAATACAACGAGCAATAGCTTGGCATACATTCTCGACTACCTTGCCACCGTATATTCTAGTACGACCTTGGCGTGTTTTATAATGGTACTCAGTTCGCCCGCCTTCCGTAGTAGCATCTAGATCAGTGTAAGACATCTCTAGCTGTGATGGCAAAACGATTGCCCGGGAAGATACGTTAACGTCAAGCACTCCAGACCGACCAAACCTGAACAAATTGCCACTGTGCATTTCTTTTATGCACCTGTTTGCCGCTTGCCACAAATCTCCAATGAATGGATACGTCTCTCTGTATACAGATATAATCCGCTTCGCCTCCGCCTCGGGTACTTCATACCCAAAGGTCTTGAGTTGCGCTCCGAACTTCACATACCCCATACCGTATCCCGCTCCCAAGATCGTGGTCTTTCCTACAAATCTCTGGTCTTTGGTAACTTGGTCTTCGGGGACGGCGTAAATGGAACTAGCCATCTTTATGTAGACATCTTCACCGTTGGCGAACTGATCAACCAAGTCGTCCTGCTCGGACAGCCAAGCTAACACTCGCGCTTCAATCTGAGAACTGTCTGCATCTATAAGAGTATGACCAACTGGCGCTATAATACTCTTCTTTAGTTTCTTACCATTGACACCGCGACTTGGTAGATTCTGTAGATTTATCTTATCATCTCCACCCCATCTCCCTGTATGTGCGGCATAGTAACGGACGGGTACAGGGAGCAGCCCGCGTTTTGCAATAGAGATAAACCTCTCTGTACGTGTTTCTTCCAAAGTGCTTTTAGTACCCAGTCGAGCGGCAACTAGGGATTGAACCTTATCGCTCTCATGTTCTGCTAACGCCTTGAACCCTTCATCTGATTTTGCAAATGCAAATGTTGCTTTGCCTGTGGTTGGACTTACTTTCATGGGCGGTTCTACACCGAGACTTATCAGCAGTGCGGCAAACTTGGGGTTGGACATCAACTCCTCTTTCGCTACTCCTGCTCCTTCCAATAACGCCTCCTTACGTGAACGTGTCTCAGTAAGATGTTCTTGTAGCCCAGCCAAATCAAGACGTAGCGTTGGCTCTATATACATTCTTAATGTAACGTCTATTAGTTCTAATTCTTGTTGGGGAAAGTTAGGTAACATCAGCTTGAATATGTCATACGTTAGATCAACATCGTTTATAGCATAGTCAGCAAATCGAGATAACTCCTCGGTAGTGAAGTCATCTATATGTTTACCCATTGTGTTCTGTATTTCTGTACCTTTGACTCCAACACCATACCTTTCGGCTACGTTTTTTAGCGATACACTTTGATCTACACCATGTAATGCTCTCGCCATACACAGGGTATCAAGCCAAACTTTTGGACGTACATCATATAACCAGTCCAATATCGCACCGTCAAACATCGTGTTGTGACAGAGGATGGCGCACCCAGAGAAGTCTGCTTCTGTTAGGAAACTCTTGACTCGTGCAGCACCCTCTATCCAAAACGTAGGTCTGTCACCTATCTTTATTGCAAGCCCTATGACCTCGAACCTTTTATCACGCACGTATTCTTCAGTCGTTAACTTGCGTAACGAGTATTCTCTGTCGTAATAAGTTTCGAAGTCTAGAGTTACAAAGTTCACAGTTGAGAAATCTCACCGCCCAAAGACATATACCCACAGACATCTACATAGTTGTCTATGTTCTTTGTGCCGTCACCGTGTAACCTCGCTACTTTCATCAAGGCCAACATGATCGGTACGTCATCAACAGATATAAAATCTCTAAGTCCAAGGTGCGCGTTCCAGTATGCCGCCATGAGTACAAAGTTGTTCTCGGCATCGCCATGCTGTTCGGCTCTATCTCCGTTGACTAAATTCTTTGCTGTATCCAGTACATCGGACCTAGTTAATTTATCTGGCGCATCTAATATTTCTTGCGGTGTTCCAATTCGTTTTTTAATACTCAGCGCATAAGTGTAAGATATACCCACGGCCTCGGCTAACTCTTTAGCTGTCGCGCTTTTGTTTAGAAGTAAATACTTCCACGCCTTTTCTTGTTTCTTACCCATACTTGTCTCCCATTAACAGTATATGTGTCTTCCTGCTTCTTGCAGTTTCTTTGTATATTTTTTCAATTCACGTCTTGCTCTTGCTAGATCGTTTTTGACGTTTGGATGACTATCCAACCTATTACTTTCTACTTCATATTTATTAGCTTCGTTACGTAGAAACTGTAACTCTGCTTCCTCTTCTTTCGTTAAGCTCTGCATCATCTTCCCTCAATAGTTCAGTTATACTGGATAGATTATCTTCATTTATAACCAGAGCTATCCCTCCCTGACTATCAATATCTTTCAGGTTCTTCATCTGTAACGCTGTGGGTTTATTATTTCCCGCTTTTGTTTCAATACCAAAGAACCTACCTCTGTAGCATCCAATGATATCGGGTACACCGCTACGTCCATACCCACCTGTCATCGGAAAGAAATAGTACGCACCCATTTCTTTTAACTTGTTCGTAACTCTACGTTTTACTTTTGCTTCTGGTGTCATTGTAATCTCCACACTCGAAAACCTTCGCCTTCTTTTCTAGATCGTGACACTTTATTATGGGCGACCTTAGTTCCACCTATTTTTGGTGTCCAGTAACGTCTATGTATGGCGTGTTGTAATCCTTGAGCCTCGGCCCGCGAAGCAACCAGTACGCTATCTTCCACAGACATCTTCTCAACTATATCAGCCCATCTTCCTTTTATTTTACTCATGGGTATCTCACTAGTTACTTCATATAAAATTCTATTCTGTTTCCTCAGTATTTCGTAGATGGCGTTTGAATAGGGATTAGCCATCGATCTTACCTCACCATTTTTATCAATATACCTTACACCCATCTTACCCTCACACAGCTTTCATTACTTCTAAATGTTTCTGTTCATACCCATAGTCTGCTATAAACTCACGCATCTTTTCCCTAGCTTCTTTTAGTGTATGGAAATACAAAACTGTGTTACCCTCTTTACCCAAAGGCACGTTGCTCATAATAAGTGCATACTTCATACCTGTTGCTCTCCTTTTATCTTTGTCGGGGAATTGACGAAACGCGTACTGCTTATCCCTGTTCAAACGCTTCTGTAAAATTACGAACGGTCTTCGCTTCTGCCATTCTTCTACACCTTTGGCATGAGCGGCAGATATGACGTTGACTAACTTCTTCTCGTAGTTACGTCTTTTACCTACAGAGACCTCTACATCTGCGATAGGTGCGTTCGCCGGTATCGTGAAAGCATTGTCACACACAGACACATCTAAGCCAGACTTCAGAGAGGCAACAATATTGCTTATCTCTTCTTCACCAATACTATCAAAGTTCTTGTCTACTATTGCTGACGAAGTAAACTCGTCCACTATATCCAGATCTATGTCATCCCAGTCTTGTAGTTCTTTGTTAGTTACGAAAGGTATCGAATGGTATGGCCTACTTTTTTTTGTAGGTTTATGCCATCTTCTAGCACGTATATTACGTAACCCTTGTTCTTCGTCTTCAAGCTGTTTACGTAAACTATTCATTGTGCGGTCTCCTCGATAATGAACAAACCAATTCGACTCTCCGCACTGACAGTGTTTTCGGGAAAAACAACCTTTGCAAAAAACCCGCCCACCGCTGTCTGGGGCTATCAAAAAAACTGGCATCGGTTATTATCAATAATAACACAGGGTAATTAATTGTATATCCAAAATGTATGTTCATTAATACGCTTCCCAACACCAACTATAGAACCTGTCGATCTTTTATCCCAATCACAGAATGAGAGTGCCGACAGTTTTCTTCTTGCCCAATCAGGCAAATCAGTTTCTGACATATATACCCCCGAAATGTCAATTTCAAGAGTAAATATATCTAAACTTGTAATTTCGAACGTAGAGTTGTCTGGGTTTATCTTTACGCGATATGTTTCATTCATGCGTAAAATATAGGTTGACTGATACTTAATTACAACCTATAAATAATTTGTGTGATGTTTCTTTTTCTTTTTGCTTTGCATCACACAAAATAAGTGGAACGATGGGGGGTGCAGTTAGAGTGATGTCTACTGCACCCCTTATTCTTTTATATTATTTTCCTTTCATTTCTAAGAGAGTAGCGTCTATATCGGGCAGGTACTCTCCTCGCACGATGCTTCATTTCTTCTTCGATTACGTCTTCATGTGCGTACCAGTCTATCGAGTCCATCATTTCATCAAGCAAGTCTCCTAGCTCATAACCAAGAGCCATAGCTATACGTGTCTGTGCTTGAGGTGAAGGTATTGTCCTGCCATTTTCTACGTGCGAGATAGACACTTGTTTTAGATCAACTGCATCAGCTAAAATGCCTTGGGTGTATCCCTTATCCTTACGTACCTTCTGTAACTGCATCCACACTAACTTACCCATTAGATCAGTAGGAATGTTACTTGGACTAAATTTAGGGGTTTCCTTCTCTTTCACGTTGTTATCGACCTTGATAACATCCCCGAGTTCATCGGGGATACTTATCCTAATAACTATTTCTATATCTCTACTCATACTTGTCTCCCTTCTTCTGGCACAACATAGTAACAGTTACTTGCGGCCTTGAAGCCAACACCATCAATGTACTGTCCATTCTCCAAGAACGACAAAGATGAGATCTTACGTTTCTCACTTTCGTCCAGATCATCAGCATTGATCCAATGGATATGTTTGTGATCTGCCTGATACGCCTTGTGATCGAACCAATAGTCATCTGCATTGATTGGAAACCTAGCCGCCTGTTGCTCACCAAAGTACTCACGTATGTAGACAAACTTGTGCATCTTTGGACGCTTCTTAGTCTCGTTCAACTCCGACAAAGCGGTATGTATCTCCTCAATCATGACACGTACGTTGGGGTACAGAAACTCGTACCCACTGGTTAGCAAGTGACCCAACTCCTTGAACGTGTTACCTCGTTCTCGAATGTCATTAGTCATCGCATTTAGTTTGCCGTTGTATTCGTTGTCAGCTTGATAACCTACGTCACGCCAATCTCTCTTGAACGCATCGAAACTTATAGCGATATGCTCCACAGGTGACCACGGGCGCAAATGCTTTTGAGCATTACGTACAGCCTTGTCCATGTGTAATGCAGATGCCACATGATAGTTAGATTGACCCGAACTGTACTTTTTGTTTTCGATGTTCTTAGAAACAACGTTGTACCTGTCTCCACCTGTGCCTGAGTGTGTCATATCCGAATACCCAACATAGCCAAGCGTGAAGTTATCATTCTCACGATAGACCCACGCACTGTTTCTGTCACGAAAACACGTCTTACACTTCAGTGCTTTCTCCACAGTCTTACGAAAGCTAGTGGTCTCGAAACTTTGATTTAGTTCACCATCACCATGAGTTTCGTAACTAAAATCCAAGTCACAGATCGGTGTGTATATTGCTTTAATTATTCCCATTGTTCATTCCTTTACAAGTCTTAATGCATCAGGTGCGTAGTGATATTTCTTTAGCAAGCTGTTGTGGTATACGTCACATACTTCCCAAGTACTTTCCAAAGTCCAGTCGTGACCATTATCTGTTTGCATCCAGTGAAACGTCTCTGCCTGTTCTTTGGTTGGTTTATCAGCAATCTTGTAGGCTTCCTCTTCGTTATCGGCTTCGATAACAGCTAGGTAACCCACGTCCATAGTGGCTGTTACTACATATCTTGGCATTTGTTCATTCCTTACCAAGGTCTAAGTTTAGGCCGTACGATATGTGATGCGACCTCGCTTACATCACAATGACCTTCAGTTGCATTAATTTGATCGTAGAGCGCACCGCTATCTAGTAGTACGCTCCAACAGGCGTCCTCAGTTGGAAACCAAACACTGAACTGCATTTGGTGTTCCATCACTGAGTAGCCAATCGTTAATAGAGTAAAGTATTCCATCAGAAGTTTGGTTCTCCATTCTCATCTATCTTCGCTATAGAGGCAGATTGCTCTGCCTCTGGTTCTTTCATCAACACATCTTTCTGCTTTTTCACCACACCTATCTGTGACAAGACGTGTTCCAGTGTGATTGGTATGGGTGCAGGAGCAGTCACCGTAAGTCTCCACTCTTTACATGGACGTGTTTGCCTACGGGCGGTACGCAAGACGGATTGTTCACGATGACCCACAATACTGGATGATCCCAATCACCGAACCCATTCCACATTTCACCATCGGTAACAACGATAGACGCGGTAGGATTGACGTGATGTTCACGTAGGAACGGTGGCACACAGCGAACATCAGTACCGCCACCGCCACAAGGTTTTGTAGTATCCTCTACCTTGTCCAGTTCGTCCCTCTCATAGCGTTCGTGTCCAGACACCTTTGTATCCCAATAGATAACGTGCAGTTCCTCCGGTGTAACGTCCATTGCGGCTTTGGCTGTTGCTCCAACCACAACCTTCAGTTCGTTAGCGCCAATAGAACCAGACATGTCGTTGGCACACACCAAGCTTTCTACTGTCTCACTGACCGTAGAGGGCATGATCATATCGTACTGCAAGTACCTACGATTAGGTTTGTTGTACGTACCGAAGTCTTTGCCCGAACAATAAGTCGTAACGAACTCACGTATCTGCTCACGGAAGTCAATCGGTGGCTTGAGCAATTCCTCAAGATGTCTTGTGCCACCAGTTCCCGCTTTTCCTGCAACGATATCGCCCTGACGTATAGCTTCATCAATCTCCTTAGCGTTCTCTTTGGCTTCCTCCACAGACATGTCCTTGGCTTTCTCAAAGTCATGCTTGTCTTGGAACCCTTGTGGTACACCACCCCCTTTGTTATTACCGTTAATAACATCGGACGGTAGCCCTGTCTTAGGATTAGTAGGCGTACGTGGCGGTTTACCTTTCTGCTTGTCATCATGCAGATCCCAGAATATCCGAGCGGTATCCCATGTGTCATCGTACTTAGGATCATACAGTGCGCCATCGATCCAGTCGATTAGATCACCATACTTAGACGTGTCACTGTACTCATGCCAGATCAGATAGTTGATATAGTAGTCCATAGACATGTTTGCCAACTCAGGGTCTATCTTCCAGAGGTGCGCCCACGTAATAAGGTGCTTCATCATCTTGTGATAGTTCTCATGTATGAGGACAAAGCGTAGTTGTGCATCGCCCAATGGATCACAGTAGCCACGACCATACCATTCGTTACGACCATCAGTGCAAGCGGTCATCATAGGATCAGCGTCATCAATCTTACGATCACCGATAATAAGTATACCTGCTAGTATAGCCGCGTCCTTCATCAGACGCATTGTGTTCTTAGCTAGACGTTGCTCTAGCGTAAGATTAGTACTTTCTAATACAAACATAGATTATTCTCCTTACTTTTGTACTCGTATATATTCACGAGTTATTGTGTGTTTAAAATACAAAGCTTCTTTGTCTTCGTGCATGAACATGTATAGGTCTTTCATAACTTCGAAAGCCTCTTCAAACTTCTGTCTCATAGTACCTCCTTGGATTTAAATACGGATTTTAATCCGCTAGAATATTTGGAAGTGGACACCGAGTATCCACCCCATCACCATTAAGACTGCAAGCAGTCCGATTAATAGATCTTCACGTGTCATTACACACCTGCCGATTTCTTATCAGTTGCGCGTAGATAGTTGTTTGCCATTGTGAAGTCAGTGAACTTCTTGTTCGTGACCACCGCCTGTTGACGCTTCTTGTCAAACTTGTCTGCGTACACACCATTAACGAACATACCATGCGCTTCGGCAGGTAGGCGATCCATGTAGTCCATCCACGCATCCATCCATGAACGATCAATGTTCGATAGAGTACGATACATCAACAAACATACAGCGGCCGCACTGGTAGGAACTTTGGCAGTCTTTGGATTGTCCTTGATCTCATCCAACGAGACAAGTTGATCCGATAGAGAGAACTGAGCCTTCAAGTCCGTAGCCGCACGTTCGCCAATACAACCGATCAAGTTCGCTACCGTAACGTCAGGCCCGAGTTGATCACGTACCTTCAGAATGTGAGACGCGTTCTCAAGTGATCGTGGTGTGACAAACGCCCGTCTTTGTACCTTCGGATGATAGATGTACTCATTGTCATCAGGGTTCTCGTAATCAGTGAACGAGTGAAAGAGTTCGGGGTGTTCCTTCGCAAACAAAATGATCTGTGGATCAATGTCATTATTGATAGCCCACTCCATCCACTGTATGTTCTCCCACTTCTTGACGGTAATAATACAGAAACGGTTCCGTGCATGAGGTGGTAGTAGATCACCAACGCCTTCTGCTCCGAGGTTAGTTGTACCGTACACGATACTCTCTGGATGTAATTCATAACCACCCATCTTGCGCTCGTACATCAGACAAAGTAATGCGTTCTGCACAGACTTGTTTGCCTTGCCAAACTCATCGACCATGATGATCACTGGACCGTCAATGTGTAAGCCAAGTTCTTCGTTCGCAACGAACCGAACAAACTGACCATCCCTATCCAACTCCACGAACTTCGGTAGCATGAGATCGCCCACGTCTTTGGTAGTGGCATCGCAATAGAATGTACGATGCTTCTGGTGTTTCTCCCCGAGCGTTTTGAGTGTGGCTGATTTGCCGTTGCCAATGTCACCCTCAAGGATGAAGGTTAGTTTGTTACCCAACAACGATATAGAGTTAACGCAGTTGTCGAGATCTTGTGCATACATGTATGATGCAGTGTTATTAAAGTTTACCATTAGATGGTTCTCCTATGTTTTATGGTTTGTTATTATTGATAATAACCCCGACTATATGTCGAGGTTGGGGATTGAAGCGAGGACATCATCGACCACGCTTTTAGTTTCGTCACGCTCGTAACCTTCTGCGCGTAACCCTTCATTGGTTTTATCTTTGAAGATATGTTCCAATTTGTTTGCGGCATTGACCATCTTGGCATCATTGGTGATGTTCAACGTGCGTAGCTGTGTTACCAGTTCTTGAGCCGCAGGAACAAGTGTGTCCTTGAACGTCTGTAGCTTACCGTCCTCCTTGTAGCCCAATGCTCTAGATACACGCTCCAAACATTTGTGCGTACGTTTCCACATATCGCTGTTACTCTTCAACGCGTTTTCTTGTACCGCGCTGTGCATGTCAGACTTCATTTGCTCAAGAGCCTGTTTAGGTAGATCGCAACGTATATCCGCAGGGTCAGGTGTACCCCATGTTTTGAGACTGAAGCGATACTTAGACCGAAACGTATCCCAGTCGTAATACAGAGAGGGGTCGTGCATGTCAGCGAAGATACGCTCCATTTCTCGCATTGCATCTGGATATGTCTGTTTAAGATCATTATCAAGGATATCGTTCATCTGATCCTGATAACCTGTCATGGTTTCAATGTAGTCTAGATAACCTAGTGTCGGTACGATACGTAATCCACTGTCAGACCAAGTAACTGTCAGTCTTTCATGCTCACGTCTCACAAAGCCAATGAAGCTTTTTAACTTCTTGTACTCTTCCCAACCTTCGTAAAGGTTCTTGTGTACAGCCGCTGGCTTGATTGGCCTACCGCTAACGTCATGCAAAGTAAGCTTGAAAAGTTCTGCAATTTTCTGCGTAGCTTCTCTGTCCTCTCGCGTGATCGGTGGTTGACTGATATTCAACTCTACTACACATGTTGATGTTGCGAGGGATTGGTAGTCATCTACATTAATCCCAGACAAGTTTGTATCTACCATATTCATGATTGCTCTCCTTCACCTTGGTAGTTGTTTAGAAAGATGCGGTCAGCCTCCAAGCTAATCACATCAGCGATATGCCTCCAGTTATTATCAGTAATAACATCAGGCACAGGTTGCTCCCTGTTAGGAAGTTCGAGCGTGATCTCACGCATAAACTCTCGTATTACTTCTTCGTCAGTCATTGTAGGTATCCATCCTCCCCTGCACTTTCGATGCTTCGTCTGATGTCATCGATAACCGCCCATGCTTCACACACAACACAGATTTCAGCGTCTTTTACGTCTTTGCGTATTGAACTATCTGGATCGTAACTATCATGGTCGCAACGATGACCATACCACATGGTGGTAAACTGGGTCAGCCGCTTCAACGACTTCTTCATTTTTTTGTAGTCCATAGGTCTCATAGATATATCCTCCTACGATGGCGTCTGATCACAAGGATCTTAGCTGTGGTTTTTTCCATTGGTTTGTTCCCTGTTATTATCGATAATAACTATCGACATTTTTGGTTGAGGTGTAGCAAGTCAGACTTGCGAGATATCACAGTGTAGTTACCTTTATGTAATGGTACGACACAGTGGACGACTTGACGTGCGGCGTCTTCACCACATGGCTTGCATATAGGATAGCCTAAGAGATGTCTGCGTACGTCATAGTGTGCGCCGCAATCAATGCAAATTGCTTTCTTCATTTGTTTGTTCCTTTTGTTTTGTCTGATTTCTAGTTAGATGAAGAATATAGCATATAACATCCTAAATGTCAAATGATGTACAAACGTGTTCTGGTCAATCAATGTACGTCTATACGCCGAAATGTGTATTGTAACCATGTAACCTGTATTGTAACCACTGAGGTTGGCATAAGTCATTGATAAGATTACAATGTTACTTTGTAACCGTTTTTTAGGGGATAGGTGGGGGGTAATTTCAGAGATCTAAATTGAGGCGTAATCGCCTGATCACGGACGAAAGAGGCTTCATGGTACTCTATATATTTAAAATAGGTAACAAAGTAACAATATAATAATAACATACACTTACAAGTTACACGGTGGTTACATTAGGGGGGTTTTTGGTTACATTAGCGGTTACATTATGCGTACTGCTAGAACGATAACTGGCCTCATACATGTTATTATCAATAATAACACGGGCCTGAAGAGCTGGGCCTTTACAACACTACACACAGACATGTCTGGCTAAGATAGTAAACTGGTTATAACCGGCCCTACATTCTGAATAACTGAATAACTGGAGATCTACTTCTCGCGTACTGCTAGAACGATAACTGGCTTCCCGGGCGGGCGCGATCAAAGGCCATATGCAAACATGTCTGAGGTCGTCAGAAAAAAAGGCACAAAAAAAGTGGGGAACCCGAAGGTTCCCCGAAGGTATTACTTTAGTGTTACATTGATACCGTAATCTTGAAGCCCGATAATCTGGCGTTGGATTTCCGATATATGCTTGGCGCTCTTTTGACCTTTGAATTTATCATTTTCCAAAGCTTTAAGAATACGCTTCACACCACCGTTTATTTCACTAACGATAGTTACTTCTTTTTTCTTGCGTTCTTTATCACAGATCAAGTGTACTCGATTAGTGAATTGAGTAGATAACCAAGATATCCATTTTCTCTTTTCTTTGGTCTGCTCTAATTTGACCAGTTTACCTTTTTTCTTATCAGTAAACCAAATAGTAAATGTTGCCTTGTCTTTACTCTCGGCTAAACCATGAGTAAATTCTAGGATCTCGGTATATTGTGGACTAGCCAACATACCGCAATAGGCACGTGCAAACATGTTCACGTCAAAATGCGTATTGCTCATTGGGTTATTGCCCGGGCTATTCCAGATCTCATTCACCCAATTAGGAACACCATCAAAAAACGTAGCGAACACATCATGTAGCGATTTCTTATTCTCTTTTAAATCGTCCCTTTTCTTATCCAATGATAATTGATCGCGGATAATAGTTAATCCCTTATCAACTTGTGTTTTCGTTGGTGTTGCAGTTTCAAGTTTTGTAAATTGTGTCATTGTTCATTTCCTTGTAATGACTAGTGACTTGTTATTATCGATAATAACAGCGAAGGGTAACAAGTCTTAACCCTTTGCCTAATACCATTATACAAGAATACCCAAACGAACCAATAGCCTCAGACATGTCTGACTACGATTATATATGATAAAAACTGGCATCCCACCTACCCCCCACCCCCTAGATACGCGACACGCGCACGACTAATGTATAATTTGATTTCACTCAAATATTTTTCAAAATTACCGAAAACACGCGACCCCCTTTATTTTATCCCTCATATGTACTAATGTACGCCTATGAGTATTCATATCGAACCTGAAGGTGGTATACCGATACCCCCACCCATCAAGGGTAAGGACTTAGTAGAGCGCACGTCAGCCGCTTCTAAAACTATAGAGCTTCTATCGGAGCATGGATTAGACGTGTCTGTATCCAGTGAAGACAAAGATGTCTCCGCAAAGTTGGCAATGGCTTACGCCGCTGATCCAGTTAAGACATCCAAGAAGGCCACCCCCACCCGTACCTCCACCCTCACCCCCGCCACACTACTACTTACAGATAAGATTCTAAAAGATTTTGGTCATTCTGTAGTTCAAAGCGCGGCTCAAGTACGATATTTAGTAACAAACAAGCTCGTAGAAGAGACAGAGAACGAAGATGCGAAGGTCAGACTCCGTGCTTTGGAGCTGTTGGGTAAGATCGCAGATGTAGGTTTGTTCGCAGAGCGCACTGAGGTGACAATCACACACCAGTCTACAGATGATTTAAAAGACAAACTAAGGTCCAAACTAGCAAGACTTGTGGAGCCTGTAGAGGATGCAGTGGTTGTAGACGCAGATGCCATAGACTTAGACAAAGAGTTTGGTCTGAAAGATGACGAGTAATTTAGCAGAAATTGCAACAGACGTAGACTTCTCTCCAGAGGAGATACAACATATGCTGGACAATCTGGATCAGTTCGCACCCGAAGAACTTAAAGAGATAGATCGGATAGTCGAGGAGTTGTCTGCGCGGAAGTCGAACACGGCTTCTAAGGACGATCTAATAGAATTTTGTAAACGTATGCAGCCAGACTATAAGGTTGGCAGACATCACCGCATCCTAGCGAATGAACTTATGGCACTGGAGGATGGGTCAAAAGACAGGGTATGTGTTAACATCCCACCCCGCCACGGTAAGTCGCAGCTTGTGAGTATCTTTTATCCCGCATGGTTCTTGGGGCGTAACCCAAACAAGAAGGTTATGATGGTCTCTCACACAACAGATCTTGCTGTAGACTTTGGACGTAAGGTTCGTAACCTGATAGCGACAGACGGGTATAGGGAGATCTTTCCAGATGTCTCCTTGGCAGTCGACAGCAAATCGGCTGGGAGGTGGAATACAAATTTCGGAGGTGAATATTTTGCGTGTGGTATCGGATCTGCTCTTGCTGGTCGGGGTGCTGATCTTCTGCTTGTTGATGATCCTCACTCTGAGCAGGATGTTATTAACGGAAACTTCTCAGTGTTTGACAAAGCCTACGAATGGTTCACATTTGGAGCGCGTACTCGACTAATGCCGGGTGGCAGAGTGGCGATTGTACAGACACGTTGGCACATGGATGACCTCACGGGGCGTGTAACCAACGATATGGTGAAAAATGAGCTGTCTGATCAGTACGAAATAGTGGAGTTTCCCGCACTTTTGGACTCTGATGACGGTACAGTCAAACCTTTGTGGCCTGAGTTCTTTGATTTAGCAGCCTTGGAGCGTACAAAAGCGTCAATGCCCGCGTTCCAGTGGAACTCACAGTATCAACAGCAACCTACAGCCGAAGAAGCGTCTATAATTAAGCGAGAATGGTGGGGGATTTGGCCTCACGATGAGCCACCGCAGGTAGAATACATAATTATGTCGTTAGATGCGGCAGCGGAGAAGCATAATCGAGCAGATTATACCGCTTTGACTACTTGGGGCGTGTTTTTTAACGAAGAAGAGGGCGCACACCACTTGATTTTGCTAGATTCTATCAAAAAACGGTTAGAATTTCCTGAATTGAAGCAGTTATCGATGGATGAGTACCACAAATGGGAGCCAGACGCGTTTATTGTGGAGAAAAAGTCCTCTGGAGTGGCGATTTACCAAGAAATGAGGCGTATGGGCATACCTGTACAAGAGTACACCCCCCACAGGGGTACTGGAGATAAGATGGCACGGCTCAATTCTGTAGCTGATATCATTGCATCGGGTATGGCATGGGTTCCATCCACCCGTTGGGCGGAAGAATTAGTAGAAGAAGTAGCGGGATTCCCGTTTATGTCGAATGATGACCTTGTGGACAGCACCGTTATGGCGTTATTGCGGTTTCGTCAGGGTGGGTTTATACGCCTACCAACAGATGAGTGGGATGATGAGCCGCAATATCATTATAGACGTGAGTATTATTAGTAGTATAGTACGCGCATGGGGGTTTTTCCCATCCCCTACGTGGACGCTGTCCCTCCCACCCGCTGGGTGGCGTCCACACTTTACTGGACGAGTGGCAGTATGATCTGCTATAGTTTGTATAACTTTGCATTGTGAGGACATAAAATGGCAGTCGAGAAACAGATGACTCCCTTTGAAATAGAAGGCCAAGAAGACTCTGAAGCACTTGAGATTGAGATTGTTAATCCAGAGGCTGTTTCCATAGAGACAGAAGACGGTGGGATGGTCATAGACTTCGAAGGGGGTATTACCGACAGCCTAGTGGGGCCGGGGCATGACGCTAACCTCGCTGAGTTTATAGATGATGACGAGTTAAAGATTATGGCGTCTGACTTACTATCAGACTTTCAGGCAGACCGTGAGTCTCGTTCTGATTGGGCTAGAGCATACGTCAAGGGTCTTGACCTATTAGGGATGAAGATAGAGGACCGTCAACAGCCGTGGGCAGGAGCATCTGGTGTGTTTCACCCACTACTCACAGAGGCTGTGGTAAGGTTTCAGGCACAGGCTATGGGTGAGATATTCCCCGCCTCTGGTCCTGTACGTACGAAGATTGTAGGTAAACAAGACCCAGCCAAGACTGATCAGGCAAGTCGCGTACAAAGCGAGATGAATTACCTGTTAACTGAAGAGATGTCTGAGTACAGGGATGAAACAGAGCAAATGCTGTTCAAGCTCCCTATCGCGGGTTCCGCGTTTAAAAAAGTGTATTATGATCCATTGATGGAGCGCCCATGCGCTATGTTTGTACCCTCAGAAGATTTTGTAGCATCTTATGGAGCGTCAGACCTCAAGACATGCCCAAGATATACGCATGTGATGAAAAAGACAGCGAATGAAGTATTACAGCTACAGGTAAATGGGTTTTATAAAGAGGGTGAGTTACCTGAACCTACCCCAGACTACTCCGACATACAGGAGAAGTACGATGAGTTAGATGGTGAAGAAGCGGTTATCGAGGATGATGATCGTCACACCATTCTGGAGATGCATGTTGACATGAATATGCCAGAAGAGTTTGAAGACCCTGATGGTATTGCACGTCCCTACGTGGTTACTGTAGACAAGTCCTCCTCCACAATATTAGCGATAAGAAGGAATTGGTACGAAGAAGATGAGAAGAAAAGAAAACGTATGCATTTCGTTCATTATCGATACCTACCGGGTCTTGGCTTCTACGGCACAGGGCTTATTCACCTCATGGGTGGATTGGCTAAGTCTGCAACTTCGATACTCCGTCAGCTTATTGACGCGGGTACGTTATCTAATCTACCTGCGGGTCTTAAAGCTCGCGGCCTCCGTATTAAGGGTGATGATACACCACTTATGCCGGGTGAATTTAGGGATGTGGACGTACCGGGTGGCGCTATACGCGATTCAATTACGTTTATCCCTTATAAAGAGCCATCGAGCGTACTCTACTCTCTACTCGGAAATATTGTAGACGAAGGACGTAGAATAGGTTCTGTAGCCGACATGCAGGTCGGAGACATGAATCCTAACGCCCCTGTAGGCACAACACTCGCTCTAATGGAAAGATCCATGAAAGTTCTTTCTGGTGTACAGGCGAGGCTACACGCGTCTCTCAAGAACGAGCTTAGAATACTAGCTAAGATTATACATGATTATATGCCCTCAGAGTATTCCTACGACATAGAAGGTGGCTTTGATCGCAAAAGTGATTTTGACAAAAGGGTAGACGTTATACCTGTAAGCGACCCCAACGCTGCAACCATGTCTCAACGTGTGATGCAGTATCAGGCGGCGATCCAGCTTGCCCAGCAGTCCCCCCAGATTTATGATATGGGCAAGCTGCATCGTCAAATGTTAGAAGTATTAGGGGTGCAGAACGCAGAGGAGATTGTCAAACTACCTGAAGATATTAAACCTACAGACCCTGTTACAGAAAACATGGCTATACTTAAACAAGAGCCGATCCAAGCATTTAAGTATCAAGACCACGAAGCACATATCGCTGTGCATATGGCAGCGGCTCAAGATCCTAAGATTATGCAGATTATAGGGCAGTCTCCGTTTGCATCAGCCATACAACAGGCTATGGCTGCACACATAACAGAACACGTAGCATTCCAATACAGACGTGAGATAGAGAAGAAACTTGGCGTAGATATGCCAGACGAAGATCAAACATTGCCAGAAGACGTAGAGTTAGAGTTATCTAGGTTGGCTAAAGACGCTGCGGAGAAGGTACTGCAAAAAGACAAAGCAGAAGCCGCACAACAACAAGCACAACAACAGCAGCAAGATCCAGTGGTACAGATGCAACAGCGTGAGTTGGCTATAAAAGAGCAAGAATCTCAGCACAACAGGCAGATGGACCTCGCCAAGTTAGAACTGGAAGCAGCTAAGTTACAAACTACACAGAAGATAGAAGGCGCTAGAATTGGAACTAAGATAGCTACAGAGCTAGACAAAGAGCAGCGTAAAGATAAGCGCGAGGGAACAAAGATAGGATTAGATATAGCGAAGGAGCTAGATAAGGGTGGAAGTTAGTGTATTTGATGCTTTGGAAAGGCGTCTAAATGAACACAAAGCTGAGATAACAGAGTTTGTATCAGGTGGCGGTGTGAAAAGTATGGAAGATTACAACAGGCTCATAGGGAAACTTGAAGGTATAGATATTGCATTAAATAATGTAAAAGAGCTTGAGAAAAGATTTATTGAAGCATAAGGTGCTTCGTAATATTCGCGGATAGGCCGCGCAAGGTAACGGTGAACCTGCAAATCACTGCAACGGGTGTAAAATGATTGCGACAGTCAAAGTCGATAACACGAAGGTAGCAGATGACCTTCACGCAAAACTACCAGAACCTACGGGATATAGGCTTCTGATAGCACTTCCAGAGATTGATGAGAAGACAGAGGGCGGAGTATTCATGCCTGATGGCCTTCGTAAAGACGAGTCTACGGCGTCTATTATTGGTTTTGTTATAAAATCAGGATCAGATGCGTATTCTGATAAGGACCGCTTTCCTAATGGACCTTGGTGTAAAGAGGGAGATTTTGTAATCTTTCGTTCTTATTCAGGCACTAGGTTTAAAGTTCAGGGTAAAGAGTTCCGTCTTATAAATGATGACACTGTAGAAGGTGTTGTTGACGATCCAAGGGGGTATACAAGAGCATGAGTACGAACACTGCAGAAAACTTAGAGAATGAAGTAGAAGAAACTACTGAAATCGAGGTTGAGATCGAAGAGGCTCCTGTAGAACAGAAACAGGAAGTCGAAACAAAAGTTGAAGAGAAAGTGGAAGCGCCTGAACCGGAGGCTGAAGCAGAGAACTCTGACACTGAGATAGATAAGTATAGTGCGGGCGTTCAGAAACGTATTGATCAGTTAACGAAAAAATATCGTGACGAAGAGAAGGCTAGGGAAGAAGCACTACAGCTCCGAGAAGAAGCTGTTAAGTATGCCCAACAGGTCAAAGACGAAAATGAAAAACTTCGTAAGTCTCTAGAAGATAATGAAACTGTATTGATCGATCAGGCTAAAGGTAGGGTTGAAGCTCAGATTGCACAGGCTAACGTTAACTACAAAACAGCGTATGAAGCAGGTGATCCTGATAAGTTGTTAGAGGCGCAGTCAGAACTTACAAGGTTACAGAACGAACAATATCGCGTAAGTAACTATGTACCTCCAAAACGAAGCGAGCCTGTTCCAACGGAAGCACCGAAGCAAGAGGCACAGCCAGAACCCACAAAGCCCCCACAACGCGCTTTAGACTGGGCGGATAAGAATACTTGGTTCATGGAAGATAAGCGAATGACAGGCTTCGCGTACGGTGTACATGAAGAACTTGTCACAAAAGGTGTTGAACCAAACAGCGAACAGTACTACAATGAGATAGACGCTGCCATGAAGGAAGCGTTTCCGAATAAGTTTGAGGTTGTTGCAGAGGAGTCTGCGCCACCCCAGCCTCAAGCGGGTAACGTGGTTGCCCCGCCGTCTCGTACGTCTAAAAAACCACGAAAGGTGAAGTTAACTCCAACCGCAGCCGCACTCGCCAAACGGCTCGGTCTAACAGCAGAACAGTATGCGGCGCAATTAATGAAGGATAGTTGATATGACTGATAGAACTCCACGCACTACCGAAACTAGAGAGAAGACAGAGCGTAGAAAAGGATGGTCAAGACCATCTGCGTTACCGACCCCCGAACCAAAGGATGGATTACACTTCCGTTGGATTCGCACAGCAACTTTGGGGAACAGTGACAATACTAATGTCTCTACTCGATTCCGTGAGGGCTATACGCCAGTCAAAGCATCAGATTATCGTGATTTAAACATTGTGTCTGACATCGATTCTCGATTCAAGGACAACATTGAGGTAGGTGGTCTGTTATTATGCAGTATACCTGCTGAAATTGCTGAAGAACGTATTCAAGTTCAACTTGAACAGGCTCAACACGCACAGGATGCGGTAGATCGTAATTTTATGAGAGAAAACGATCCTCGTATGCCAGTGTTGAATCCCGAACGTTCCACGCGAACTTCATTCGGGAAGTGACCTTTTTAGGGAGCTTTCTTAATATTAATTTGGTTAGGAGGAAGAGCAAATGGCTACTACAGCAGCTCCCCAAGGCCTGAAGCCCGTAAAACGTGCTGATGGCAT